GTAGTACCAATATCTATCATTTTCTTTAATGTGTTCTCTAACAATAATACTAAATTTTCTCCATATGCGTGGATTGTTGAAATATTCACTCGCTTCTTTAATGGAATTAAATTTAATTTTATTGCCAAAATCATCAACACAATAAACTTTTTTCTTCTTATATTCTCTTCCTATCGTAAGACCTTTTAGTTGACTTTCTGTTGCTTTCTTACCAATCCTTTTTAACCTTCTTTTTTCTATTGACTCTAAACTTGGGTGGCAACCTAACGCACCATCTCCACCATCAGTCATATTATATCCATTATGCTTGTCTCTTGTATGCATAAGTAATATATATGTTTGTTCTAACTTTATTGCCATTTCATAAGTTAAATTCCTATATATAATAATATGTTCAAAATTATCCCATCCATATTTCTTAATTGCATTGTAAAAATATGGATTTCTGCTATATCCACTGCCATCACTTCTACATCTTTCTTTTATATGTTGTTTTGTAATGCCAACATACTTTTTGTTGTTAATTTTATTAACATGTATATATAGTTTAAAATTTGTCTCTTTCATATCTTAATATAGCCATTTTCTTCTAACCATTCTTTTGAATAAAATGCGGTAGACTCAATACCTATGATACAATTATTGTTATCTGGTTTTGCATAAACTTTGTAATTACTTTCCATAAATACTCTCCTTTCTATAGTGGTTCACAAGAAATATCTATATATCCGCTATCATTTTTTGGTATAACCCTAGCACTACGTCCATCAAAGCTTTCACTAAATGAACTTGTTAAAATAAATCTTACTGAAATTCCATTATCATTTCCGTTACAAAAATCAACATATGAAATATCATATTCACACATCCCGTCCAAAAGAGCCTTATAATTGCTTACTGTTATTGTTGGGGTTGTTGATATCATAGAAACTGGAACAGGTATGAATATATATACTGCATTTCTATAAATATTTCCATTCCCAACTTGAAATTTAAGTCTATATAAATATCTTTGACATCTCATCAATGCGATTGCATGGTCTTCTTTCACATGAGGATATGCGATTGAGCCTTCAAATAAATCAATATATTCAATACTAATTTCACTTTTAGCAACAATATTTACTTTATACTTGTTATTTGTACTGACATATTGAACAACTAAATTTAATTTAGTTCCTTCATATACAAGACTAGTTGTTTTATTGACAACTCCACTTAATTCATATGTTTGACCATTTAATTCTTTTAAAACTAATGTAACCCTTTTATCAGTTAAATCATCATCAACATATTGTTGTATAAATCCATTATCTATTGGTGTTATTTTTATACCTTTATCTAGTTTTGTTACTGTACACCATAATGCGTACCACATATCAAGAGTATAAACTATGTTACCACTTGAATTTTCATAACTACTTTGTCCTCTTTGATTACATTGAAAATCTCCATTAATTAACAAGTTCATTGGTGCAAGACCATTCAATCTACCGTGTATTTCATTGACATCTTTAGCATTGAATTCATCACCTTCTTGTTGAGGGGTATAAGCTTTATCTAATTTGATATTTGAATAAACTACTCTTCCATTTTCATCAACTAGATTATATCTCCTATCTTCCCCATCTCTTAATATTTCATCTTTATAATCTGTTTTTAAACTCATACTTGAATACCTCCATAAGTTCCCAATGTAAATGGCAATGTCTTTTTAACGATATTACTATGTAGATTTCTACATTTTACTGTGAAACTTTCTATACGATTTAATTCGTTATAGTCTATATACGTTCCACCATCTGCAAAAATCTTTTTGTTTCCTGTGTCTACAATGCCACCTGTTACATTTACTATTTTTTCTATACTGTCCTCAATTAAATTCCATCTGTCGGCAGTAGGATAATCACTATAGGTTACTTGATGATTTATAAGATTTTTAAAACTATCATCGAAATCATAATAGGGTTCTAATAACTCGGTCGTAATATACCACAAGTTATTAATAATCCTATTATAATCTTCTATATTGATATAATCATTGGGAGTCCAATTCGTTTTAGGTGTAATCATATTTGCCATTATATCTTTCTCCCTTCTATGTTACCTCTTAAACCTCCAGCGTTGAATGTCAAAGAAGCTTTTTCTATTCTAATAAGTACATCATGTTCATGTTTAGTTTCAATATAAATAAGGTCTCCTACCTCTAATGCAGGGTTTCCCATATAATCAAAACTGTACTTCTTATTTTTTAAATCTTCACGATAATACAATCCATACGGTAACATCATATTCGTTGTTGTAGGAGTAGGCGGTAACATATTATTGGTAATTTGATATGTCTCACCTATTTTTCCTATAGGTTGTCCATCTTCACTACTATAAGAAGAATAAGGTTTACCATAAAGAGTGATTGTATAATCTGGGTATGTTGTAGACGTATCTTTCCATGTCAATTTAACATGTTTAGACTTACCAGGTATATGCTCTACAATAACATTACCATCATCTTGAACAAGACTTCCGCTTTCATTAAATCCTACTTCTTCATTTTTAGAATTGAAACTTACAGGATTGTCAAGTTCAACGATTTCACTTCGTTCGTAAAGACTAAATGATAATTGTTTTTCAAATACCTTTGTTCTTTCCGTTCCTTGACTATAACCTGTTAAATTCATTATCAAATATTTAATTCCTGTATCTAAAGTTACTTGTGGGTAATATTCACTATATTGGTTAGGATTGATTTTATAACCTTCTAGTTTGTCCAATATAACATATTTCAAATGAACAGTAACATGAGGTTTATCCATTCCTAAAGGTATAAATCTTACCATATATACTACATGATTATTATAATTGTTAGATATATTTAAGTCAATTACAAGCGTTTCATTATTTGTATTTTCTATCGTATTACTACTGTAAACCAAAATAGGATTGTCTAATAAGGCATTACTATATCCATACACTTCATATCTATAAGATGTAGGTGCAAAACCTTTAACAAAAAAACATGAAATATAATAAGGTACTTTATAATTGAAATACATATCAATTTGATTTTCTTGTTCAAAAACATTATTTTCATTTGTTAAATATCTCCCTATAAAACCTGTAAATTCTTGATTTGCATTAATTGGAGTAATGAAACTACCATCAGCTTTTGCATAATTCTTTTCAAAAGTAGCATAGTTTCTCCAATATTTGACATCTGTATTATAATAATCTCTTAAACTTTCCCCATTAGATATTGAAGCATTAGTACCTCCGCTTAAATATAAATCAAAATAAGCGTTTTTAGAAGATACAATATCATTTTCATCAATTTTTAAATATTCTAGATAAGTAAGAGCGCTCATAAGCAATCCTTGTTTTCTATATCCATTATAGATTATAGGATTGTTTGCAGGAATAGTATAAGAATAATTAGAAAGATTGAAATAATCTTCATATCCTTCCGTTAAGGATTTATTTATACTTTCTCTATGTGTAGATGTACCATCATTTACCCAATCTATTTCTATACTGTCACCTAAATCATTTAATCTATCAATACAGCTTATATTCAATGTTTGTTCATTTACACTCCATGAGTCTACCAATAGTTTTTGAGTTTTGATAAATTCTTGTGTGCCATCCGCAAATTCATAACCGAACATGATATAAATATCTTGTCCTTTTTCTAGAAGTTCTATTTCATTATTAGGGTTTTCTATGTCAAACCTTTGGTCTTGATTGTTAATAATAATATTAGCTTTCTTATAAGGTAATTCATCACTCTTATAGAAAATAGCTTCATCATAAGTAATTGCATTTCCATCTGATAAATCATCATTGTCATAAACTAAAATTTCACCGAACATCATATCTTTTATAATAAGCATATTATCATTAGCAAAATCAGAGAAAGTAATTTCTAAAAATGAAATATCTTCAAATTCTTCTCTTATTTTAAATCTATATCCCTCGTTGGTAAAAGTTTTTGTTTCTGTACGATATGAAGGGAATGTATAGACATCATAGCTTATAGTAACTGTTCTAGGATAGTTACTGTCAAAATCAAATATCAATTCATCTACAGTTCTATTGATATATGTTTTATCTATTGTATATTTGATTTTGACACTCGTTCCTTTTTCAAGAGTTTTAGGAAATACTACCCCACTATAATTTTTTGGTGAATAAAATACACTCTCACCATTTGCTGGTGTGTAATCTTTTTGGAATAATGCTATAGGTACATAATCTTTCATTTCAAGTAAATCACTTAAAGGTGCGGATAATGGATGTAGAGTTTCATCCGTTGTTAATTTACCATATAACATTAAATTTTGACTTACCGCACCTATAATGACTTTGCCTAACCATTTATTTTTAAATGGTTCATTCATTTCATCTAAAAATCTTTGACTTGTTTTTAACATATCTAATACCCCATATCAATCAAGTTGCATTTACAATCCACATATTCCAAAGGCATACCTGTTTCTTTATCTACTTTCCAAAGAGTGAATGTCCTATCACCTGGATAGAAATAACGACCAATCCATGTGAGAGTAACAGGGTCGACCACTTCGATATAGCACTTGAATTTTTCAAATTCTCTTAATGCTCTACTCCATGTGCCTGCGTCTAAATGTGCCCATTCTAGATTATTCAATTTTAATTGGTCTCTACCTACCTTACTACCTGTGACCTGTGCGTTAGCGTTACGTCCAGAGTCAACTGTTGTAGTTACAACATATTCTAAACCTTTTTTAGGGGCAGGTAGAGGCACTCCGTTAATTTTAATAAAGGGTGCACTCATAACCATTCCTCCTATCTTCTTTTAATAAATCCGTTAGCTTGAATTACATCTTGTGTAGTTACAGCACTCTTGATTTCTCTACTGTCAAGATAAACTCTGCTTTCTACTCTTACAGGGTTTTCTTTATTAGTTTGACTCATAGCGCTTATAACGGCTTCTCTAGTTGCTTGATAAATAGCTTCTACAAAGCCTGTATCTTCAAGAGGCATTACAGTTGTTCTTCCGTTGTAGTTTCCTACGAGTTCTCGTCCTGCTTCACCAGCAGTCCATAGATTTTGGTTAGGCGATACGAAACTTGCATTGGCGGGAACGAAACCACCTCTAGCAAAAGCAGTAACTGTTGGATTTTGCATAGAATTAGTACCGTAATAAGTTACAGGAACATCTAATCCCATATTAGCTTCCATACTACTCCATGAAATCCATGTTGTAGGGTCGGTAAATTTGAATTGCTTCTTGTAAGCGTCCAAACCTTTCCAGAAGTTATTCCATGTTTTTGTTAAGCTTTTAACTTTTTTATCTAGCCAATCACCGATACTATTGAATACTCCACAAAAACCATTTACAAAATCTTGATTCCACGTTGTCAATCCACCCCAGATACCATTCCATGTTTTAGATATACTTTTTACCCCATTACCTACTGTAGTTTTTAAATCTTCCCAATGAATTTGCCATTTAGTTTTGATTTTACCTGTATCTTCATCAATATATCTATATTGGTCTCCTAATTTAGATTTAACTTTATTGTTAATATCATTATATTTAGTGTCAGCTTTAGTAATCATTTCATTGTATGCTTTGTCGATAATACCTTTTTGTTTATCATATTCTTCTTTAGTCATACCATTACCATTGTCATATCTCTTTTCAAGGTTAGCCAATGCGGTAGCATGATAATCTTCGGCTTCTTGAATAGACTTGTCATGGTTCTTTTTAGCTTCTTGAAGCATTTCACTTCCTGCTTCTATTGTAAGCGCTGTTTGATTATATTTCAATCTATTAAGGATTTTTGTTTGTTCTTGTTCACTTTCACTCATGGCAGTTACACCTGCTTCACCGATTTGGTTATAGAGTTCAGTTAATTTATCTCTATCTTCTTGTGTCATTTCAATGTTCTTACCTCTATATTTTTCAGTAATCTCATTGATTTGTGCTTGTGCGTTTTCTACTTTTTTAGTGGTATCTTCGTAATAAGTATTTGTTGAATTTAATAACTCGTTGTATTCTTCTTCGGTTACATTTTTCAATCCTTTCATCATAGAAAGATTTTTCAATTCTTCATTCTTATCACTATCCAATTCGCTAATAACGGAGTCGTGCATTTTTTTAGCTTTCTTTTGTAAAGTATCAATATCTTTATCACTAATAAGACCGCTCATATCAATTTTAGTAAGTGTTTTAGTTGCCGATTTCCATGTTTCTAGGAAAGGTTCTAATTTCTTTTTGGCTTTATCGCTTACGCCTTCTAATTCATCTATTTGTTGTACGGCAGGTTGCATTTCATGATGTACAGCTAAAGCAACTAATCCTACACCTGCTAAAACCACTCCTAAACCTGTAAGTCCTGCAACCAATGTACTACCTATAGTAAATCCCATAGATGTAAGAATTGTATCTCCTAAACCTACGAAAGCGGTAGCAACAGTACCTAAAACACCACCTGTTCCTGCTAAATCAAAGAACGCTCTAGCAAGACCGCCTATACCTTGAACACCTGCAATGAGGTTAGATGTTGTTTGTACGCCTTTCAATGCTCTAATGAAATTAGTAATAGCACCTATTGTCCAAAGTCCTGCTAATATACCAGCAGCGATTGCTAAAGGAGTTTTCCATTTCATGAGTGTCTTATAAATTTCATCAGCTTTTGAATTGACATCATCTAATAATGTATCATATCCATAATCAGATAAATCCAACCCTAAATCTCCTACGCTTCCTCCACCAGAAGCAGCTCCACTTGCCCCTGTGTCACGACTTACAGAGCCATCATCATTCAACACATTTAATTCATCAATACCTAGAATATAATCTTTCAATTTCTTTGCATTATCAGCCGATTTTTTAAGATTTTTCGCTGTATCTCCTGTACCTTTGGCGGTATTATTGATTTGTGAATTGACTCCACTAAAATCAATAGCTTTTAATTTTACCCCAAAGAAACCTGCAATATCGGCCACGAGGGTTCTTATGAATTTGATAAATGCAATCAAATAAGGTAATACAGCACTTAATGCAGGAATGAATAGTGAACCGAACTCTCTTGCTAAAGATGTTAATTGTGCTCTCAACACTCTCAACGCATTGGCGGGTTGGTCGATTGTACGTTCCATATCGTTCATAGCACTCTTTGATTGTTCCATGATTGCTATAAAACGCAATTCGGTTTTTTGTGCTTGTGTCATATCACGAACACTTGCATTGATACCTAAACGTCTTGCGGTTTCTTGTAATCTTACTTCTGAAACGTCCTTACCTAATCTACGCAATGGTTCTACAGTACCTGTGATACCAGCTTGTAATTTTTGGAACATAGCGTCTGGGTCCTTATTGTATAAAGAAGCATAGTCGTACGCTAATTTAGTAAATTGTGTAGATAATGTATAGGCATTTTTAGATGAGACACCTAATGAATTTGCTAAATCATAGAATGAAGCTTGATAACGCATAGCTTCTTCTTGATTGACACCGATACTTTCAAGAGATTGTACATAGTTCCATGCTTGTCTTGTTGAGTTACCCATAACGACTCCAAAGAGGTTTTGAGTTTCAATATAATCATTTGCTACTCCTAATAATTTTGAAAAAGCTTGACCAGCTTTATAAGCACCTGCAGTAAGAGCCGTAAAATTGACCGCTCTACCTAATTTATTTAAGGCTAACGTATTACTATCTTGTGTTCCACCTGCCCCCACCCCAGATGTGGATGTTTTTGTTTTTTGAGTTGTTGTGTTTAAACCTCCAAAGGCATTGGTTAATTTTTGCATTTTAGGAACTGTGGTGTCCATTTGTTTCTCTAATTTTTCTAATTTAGTAATAAGAGTATCTATTCCTTCAGTAGATTTAGTAGCTTTATCTTCAATCTCCAATGTCAATTTATCTACTTCTGCCATTTTGTCCACTCCTTTCTAAAAATAAAATAGAGAACGATATTATTTACCGTTCTCTTTACGCTTATTATTCATAACCTCTACGAGTTGACCGAAAGCCATAAATTGCGCTATAGCTTCTTTTTCTTCTTTTTCAGTTAATCCGCTTTCTCTTTCAACTTCTTTTTTGACCTCTTTCTTTTCATCCTTCATAGGGATAGGTTCTTTAAGATAAGGTTCTTTCTTTTTAGCGAAAGGATGATTACAAGCTAAAGCATAATCTACATAATATCCTTGAAGCCATGCTTTGAAATTCTCCTTATGAACAAAGGCTTCATTTTCATCATCACGTTGCTTATTGTAAGCGTCAAGATAATTGAAGTAAAGAGACGGTTCACCGTGCCAGAATAAATCGTAAGGCATATTAATAATAATAGATTGAGTGAACAGTTCATTAAATAATTCACTCGCATTTTCATATGAGGGTTTTTGAGAATTATCTATTTCCCCTTGCGAACTAGTTTCTTTCCGCTTTTCCCCTCTAGTGTAAAAACTTCATTCACCATCTCATTTAGGTTTTCAATAGTATCCATCATACCATATTCTGTTTTCATGAAATTGGCAAATTCAATTCCGTCTTTCCATGTTGTTTTAGGTTGATGTTTTAGCATTGCCCCATAAACAAGGATTTCATAGTTAGTATAGATTTTATCAGAAGGGTTGACCGCATTGTAACCCATCTTTTCCATTTCAATGATAGACGCTCTATCATATTCTAATTTAATTGTTTTGGCTTCATCACCAATTTTTCTTTCAATATCAATGTAACTCATGCCATTACCTCCTATAATTTAATCTATTTATTATTCAGCTGGTGTATAATCTACTAATTCTACACTTGAAGTAGCAGTAAGGTTTAAAGTACCTTGCATTGGATTATCTGGTGTCCATTCATCATTTGCTAAAATTGAAGCTGTACCTCTAAATACATAAGCTTTGTTTAATGGTTTAGGCATACCTACTCTGAACCATACATCATCTTTAGCTTGTTCAGTTTGAATTTTTCCAACCTCTGCAAATACTTCTGGTGTGAAGTTGACACCGAAACCTAATGTACCTCCGTTGTCAGTTAAACCTTCGATATACACTTTCATGTTATCATAAATAGTCGTAACATCATGTGTAGATGGTGTACCAACTAATGAAGGGATTTTAATAACGTCTGGTACTTTTGCCCATCCAGTTGATGGTGCATTACCATCAGTATTTTTAACCCATTCTAAAGTTAAACCTTTCGTTAATTGTGCCATATAGTTGACCTCCTATAATTGATAAATAATCATTGTCTCGTTATCTATGATACCACCATAGGTAACGATATAACGTAAAATACTGTTATCAGAGGCATAGGGCAAGATTTGATATGTACCTATCATTTTCATGCCATAGGTCTCTCTCATAATAGTATCTAATTCATTTCCTAATGTAGTAACTACTTCACGCTTTTTCATGAGGGTTTCATTTACTGAAACATCACGCCCATAAATTTCAAAGCGATAGTGTAAGTTACTTCTAATGATTTTACCATTGATTTGTTGTTGAGGTGTATTTGTTACTTCCTCAACAGTAATCATAGGATAAACAGGTTGTTTTGTAGAATAAGGTTCTCTAACATCCTTAAAAGGCACAGTAAACGTACTATCTTTAATTTTTTGAATAATTTCATCTAATATGCTTACCATTGTTGTTCCACCTTCTCTACGAATATCTTAACCTCTTTATTTAATCTTTTTGAAAGCCATTGAGCAGTCTTATACATTTGCATATTCGCTCTTTGACCTTGTGTAAAACGATAGCTTGTTCTTGTCTTGTCAGTAGGAAAGAACCATCCTACTTTACCATCTTTGGTGGTAAAGATATGTTCCCCTACTCCGTACACCCAACCTAGTTTACCAGCTAAATCATGAGGAGTTTCGCTTCCCATTTGTCCCGTACCAAACTCTACGTAAAGAACGTTTTCGCCTTCTTGTACAATTCGGTAGCCATTTGGTGTCTTTTGCCAATAGGTATTATAGACTAAATGTCGTCCTTGTCCGTCTGAAATAGGCGTTAAGGATTGACAATACAATACGGCTTCATCCAATACGGACTCAATATCAGATGGAAAGCCTTGTATCGTTTTTTTCATGTTTTGAAGGCCTTGGATAGTTTTCTTTATCTCTTGTCTGTCAAGAGAAATCTTTCTAACCTTATTTGCCAATTTGTAATCTCTTGAATAAAATTGAAGCTTGTGAAATACTGTCAGATACCGATTTGATTTCAAAATCAGCGGTGTCACATAATACATCATGAACTAATGGCGGAGTTACATAGATGTAAGCTCTGTCTCCCTCATTAAATTTGTCAAGTTCATTGACGGAGATTTTAGCTCTACGATATTCTTTATAGCTGTCACCAAAAGCTACTATATCAGCTTCACTTGTTGTTGCTACAACATTCAATTTGACCTCTACAGGTGGCTTAAATTGAACAGGGTCACTATCCTTAATCTTCTCACAAATATATAATGCTTTTTTATCTCTTTCAAGCGTTCTCATGACTTGAAAGAAGTTCCTAACGGAATAATTCTACTCAATAGCGCTTTGGAATATGGAGAAGCATTATCATAAACTCTTGATACTCCATTGTCGCTATGAGATTTTTCACCTTCTGCACCATATTTAGATAGAGCCTCAACCACCATGTTTATTTGCAAGTTGAGGTATCTATCTTCAATAGGTTGTTCATCAGTAGAAATGTAACCACGTATGTCATTGATAGTATCTTTAGCCATATCTAACTCCAATTCGATTTGAGCGTCACTCGCCTCTGGATATTTGATTTTTACTTTAGCCTTTTGTTTTTCTATATCATACATGGTTCATCCCTCCTTATTTAGTTAAGTTTAAAGTTTCAGCAGCCGCATTAGAAGGTGTTAAAGGTGTTACAGTAGTAGCAATTCCTGTAATTTTAGCATGATACCATTCTGGTCCATAATCTAAACCAGCAGTACCATATAACATACCTTTGTCACCTGCTCCTACTTTTGCTAAAGGTTCCCAGAAGAAGTTACCCTTACCAGGAATAGGCATTTCAACGATTGATAACACACCTAAATTAACAATTAAAGCTGTACCAGATGGTAAGAAATTGTCATATTGCATTACACCGATTGTACCTGCTGGTGTAACGATTTGGTCAATATTGATACCACCAACTGTACGAGATTGTGGTAAATAGAAACCGGGTAATTTAGAGAAGTTGTTAGTAATTTGTGCTTTACCAATAGCGTCACACATAATAACTAAACCGTTCATATCAGCACCTGCTTTAGACATTGCTCTTAATACTTCGCTGATATTGTCATAATCTAATTCTTTATCTTCTAAAGCTTTAATTGTAGTTTTGATAGCTTCAATTAAACCTCTAGTTTTATTGATTTTGCTATCATCTGTTGCTTTGTTATAAGTAGAATTGATTAATGTGTACTCTAAATCTTTTCTAGCTTTTTTAGTTTTTTGAGCCATTTGGAAGTCAAATTCGTTAGGAACATTGTTGGCTTGTCCAGCGATATTTGCTCCTGCTAATGTACCTGTATTAGCTTGTTTTTGGTAAGACACAGCAGTAGTATATTGAAAAATTTGTGCTACGTTTGTTTCTTGTGCACGTGTTACATAAGTTGATTCTGGTGCAGTTAATGAAGCTGTTTCACTAATTGCAGGCATAGAAGCACTTTCACTTGCGTAAGTAGAATTTACAACGAACTCTACAGATGATGTAGCACGTCTTGGTAACATTGATACTAAAGGTGTATCAATATTTGCTTTATCGAAAATTTGTCCACTATAATTGAGAACTAAAAACGATTGTGCAGTTCCTGTTGCCATATAAATATCCTCCTATTTTAATGTAATTCCTTTTTCACTTGCTTGTCGCATGATAGATGAAATTTTAACACCTCTCATATAAGATGTATCTTTTCTAGCTTCATCCAATTGTGCTTGAAGTGATGTTTTATCATCAACAGTAGATGGATTTGTAGAAGGTGTTGTCATATTTTTAACCGCCTTTTGTTGTTTTTCATCCATTCTATCTTGTAATGATTTATTGTATCGAGAAACAAATGATGTTGCGTTCTCAACACTCTTGTCAATATCTTCACTTGCAAATAGGTCTGTGTAATATTGTAAATCTTCTGCATTAGTGATACCACCTTGCATTAATACATTTCTTACATCACCACTTGCAATCCTTTTATTCAAAGCTTTGATTTGAGTTTCTACGGTTTCATTCACTTCTTGTTCAAAACCGCTTCTCACTTGCGAAATAAACTCTTGGTCTTGTGCTAATTCTTTTCTAGCATTAGCACGAGCAGTTTGACTTGCACGAGTTCTTTCTTGGTCTAAATATCTTTGAAATTCTGGGGGTAAATTATGCACATCAAATTCTACATTATTTTGATTTGGTGTTGGTTGATTTACCTGTGCTTGTTGATTTTGACTCGCTTGTTGAGTCGTTTGATTTTGTTGAGTTTGGTTTTCCATCTTTGTTTCCTCCTTCACGAGTAGCATTATCATCACCTTCGCTCATTTGTTTAGTTAGTTGAAGTTGTCGTTGTTGCTCCTCGAAATTTTCTTGTTTTTTCTTTTTCCAATACTCTTCACCACGTTCAATTACTTCGGTGTTGTCGCTTGTGATGTCCACAATATCGAGTACATCTACAGGTGCCATAGTTTGAGTACCTAACATAGTTGACATAGCAGTTACTTTACTATTCAAATTGTCAGTTTTGTTACGTGGGTATTTAATATCTACGTTTATCATACTCGTTTTAGAAATTTTTTTCAAGTCACGTAATATTTTTAATATAACACGTAATTCTTTCTTTTCAGATTTCTTATTGAATGTTTCAGTAGTACGTGCTACTACTTCCATGTCAGCCCATCCGTCACGGAGTTTTACAGCGTCACCTGTATCTCCACCTCCGCCCCCACGTGTTTTACGGTCTGGAATACCTACGACAGCTCTTAAACTATCTTCTAGATATTGTCTTAACTGTTCTACGGAAGTACCGTCCAATTGCGCTTGGATATATTTTAAATCACAATTCAATCCTTGTGGTGAACGAATTTCAGCGTATTTATTAGCTTTGACATTATCCATTTGTTCCTTGCTAAATTCAGCATTGATAGCTACTAAAATAGAATTTACGAATTGTTCTACGTCATTGACACTATCACTTCCTACCTTATTGATAGCGTCCATTAATGTGATAGCAGTTTCCCAATGCCCCATTCTAAATTGATTATTTTCACATTCAACAATAGGTAATATACCTAAAGGATTTGGTTTAGGATAGCCTGTAACTAAATTACTATCTGTAACTGTCACACCAATATATCCATCATAGTCGGTTGTACTAGAGAATGGAATTTTAAACATATAAATTTCACTCATAGTATATACTGTCATAAGAACATAATTATCTTCGTTTTCTCCCCAACTTTTTGTATATGTGACCGCAAATACAGGGTCTCGTCTCAATTGAGAAGAATAAGCCACGAATGTACATTCACTATCTAAATCTAGATAATAATAAGGTGCTTCATCTTCATCATCTACTCTATTAGCAAAAACGCCTCTATGAGCAATACCATAGATACTACAGTTAGTAGCTTTGATTTGGTCGCTTGATGGTTTATCATTCAATTCTGCATAATCGTTTAATAAACGCACTTCTTCTTTAATAGGGTTGATACCATTTGATTCTTCATTATCAGTTCTTCTAGCGATATATTGCATAGCCTTACCAAAAGTATAACCGATAATATCTCTTGTGAATGTGTTAGCATAATTTATTACCACTCTATTGTCCACATCTGGACGTACATCTTTTACACGATTGAAAATGTTTTGTTTACCATTGTGGTAATCTCTTAAAAATCTAATCTCATAGGCATTTTTATAATGTGTTCTCAATGCTAGATTTAAGGCATTTACGATATTTGTTCTGTCTAAAATCTTAAACCCTTCCATATCGTCGCCTGTTTGTGCTTTATTAATATAATTTGTATATATCTTCTTTCGACCTGTAAGAATAGGTATTTCTGGGGTAGCGGGTACCATACCTTGAATGACACTACTTGCTACTTCTTCAAATTTCTCTCTTTCCTTTTCTTGGTCTACAACAGTTTCTTCCATGCTATCACCTCTTTATCTCGATTTTATCACAAAGAAAAAGACACATCAACCGTTCAAGATGTGTCCTTTTCTCAAATTATTAATAAAGGAAATATAGAAATCTTATATGAAATTTTGTCAGTTACAAGATTTGAACTTGTATCTCTCCGTTATGGAAATTTCAAGGAGGGAGTGTTTTTACCATTTTAAACTAAAACTGACATTTAAACCATTGATTAAATAGGTACAATGGTGAAAACCTACCGCGCGACGGCAAAATTTGCAAATAATAAATGCTCCAATTACAGGATTTGAACCTGTATCTTTCTCGACATTATTTAGAGAATATTTTACCTGATTGAAACTAAATTGGCATGTTGAGAAACAATTTTATTGTTCCTCTATTCTAATCCATACTCACAAAAAAAGCTAGTATAGGCAGTAATTATCTTTTTTACGCTAACCATTTGCGACTACCTAACGCACTTTGAAAGCAACCTAGCGTACCAACTAGGAACTATAAATCTAAAACCTAAAGGAAGTGTGAAATACTCGAAAAAAAGTATCCTTATTCATGTACCAATTATCTAGTACACTTGTATTATACTACCACTTCCTAGTATTGTCAACATTAAAATGGTCTTTTTATTGGAGAACTTACCGCTCCAATCATAGGTTGTTTGAATAATTTAGCCAATCCAGCTAAACCATCTGGTCCGTCATCATGTAATGAAGAACCTGTTTGAACGAATGTCGTAACATTAGACATCATTCTACCATAATCATCTGTTGGCTTATACAATGATGGGTCTTTAAAATACATTCGCTTGATGTCTGGGGCATATTGAATGATACGCACCAACTTGCTTTGTTTAGTACCTGCAGAACTCCATGTGATGTTACACCTATGTTTGCTACCGTTTCTAACCATATCGTCTACATCACGTGCATAGAAATCCCCACCTCTGTCCGCTTCAAAATGAGCCATCTGTACACCATGTTGAACTATCTTACCAGCAACCATAGGTTCAGTTACTTTATAATCCGCTTTACATCTAAATACTGTATCTACGACATAACAATCTTCTCCATAAACATATCCTACAGGGAAGTTGATGAAATCGTCACCACCAAAAGCTACGTCACAATGAGCAATGATAGCATCTGGCTTTGTATTAGGCAATGACAAGTATCTTCTCAATTCACTACCAGGGAATAATAAACCATCACGTTCCATAGGATTTTGTTGATATACACATTCCCATGATACTTCGTCCATATTGCTTTTCAATTCTTGATACATAGCTGTTGTATATCCTACATTATAGTCATAGTTAAAGTTACTTTCGCCATCTAAATTCAAAGCTGGCATTTTACGTGAACGAAATCTCTTTGTCTTGCCATATTTTCTTTCCAATCTAGAAATTGGGTCATGCACCGACCATATCGTACCGATACCTAGAATAGGCGCTAATCGACCTGTTCTTTTGTTTTTGACACGTCTTTGCATTAAATCGACAGTGACTTTCGACCACAGCTTTTCTAGTCGGTCGATATTCATTGCTTCTTCAATACCAGAACACATATCATCTAGATATAACAGACTTTCAGCCTCTAATGCACCTGTAATCTGTCCATCAATCGAACGGAACGTAAGTGTCTTATATCGTTCATCTTCCCATATGTCAATTGTCATATCTTTAGCGGAGGTACTCAATTTACCTCTAGCCTCTGGGAATATGTCATAAAAACGATATTCTTCACTATCTATGAAATCCAATACCCCTTTACAGAATGTATTTACCAATCCACTAGCATACCCAGACCCAAAGATATGTTCATTTGGATAACGTCCTGCCAACCACGACATGAAGAACAATCCAAGGGTCGATTTGCCTACCCTTGGCGGTAAGGACAATAAATATATGTCAATGACTCCATCACCTAAATCCTGTAAATCCTTCATGACAGGATGTAGGACTTTCATTCTAGGCTGATAAAATCTTTTCTCTGGCTTTCTATCCCACTCCATAGCAATAAGATACGACTCTAAATCATATCTTCCATTGTCTGTATGTGCGTCACGTAAAAAATTATAGGCTTTGAGTTTTTCATCATCCTTTAAATCCTTCATATGAGCATTTATCAGTTTTATTTGCCCCTTACACGTTGCTTTTAGGATTTCCTCTTTATTTTCTTTCTTGCATAAATCACGTAAAAGATTGAGTTTCTCCATACGCATGAAATAAGGCATTGTTTCTTTGAGTTGAGATAGAAGTATTGCTATTCTTTCCTCATTTTGGTTCATTATTTTGTAGGCATAACATAAAATTTAGCACCTATGTTATATCTTTCTCTAATTTCTTGAAGGATTTCTTTAGCTCTTTGTTTGTTCTCGTATGTTCCTAGACTATATACATTTTTACCGAAAGTGCCTAGAATTTCACATTTGTTATCTTCTTTGTATGGTCGTGAAATCGCAACTCCAAATAATCCATATGGAATATCAATCCTATCATCTTGACTTATAATTCTCATAAATCATCCCCCACTTCTTCATCTTCTTTATAAAAATTAGAAATATACATTACAAGTGCATTGACTACAATATCCTTGACCTTCATATTCGTGTCCAATGACAGTTGCTTGACCTGTCTATGGACACTTTTAGGGATAGGGTAGTTAAAATACACTTGGTCTGCATTTGCCTTTTGACCCATAACTACCCCTCCACTTCTTCTTTCAAACCTTGAAGTTCCTCTTTGATTTTATTCAAAGCAGTTTCTTCTCCTTTGGTACATTTCACTCTTTTCAATCTCATTTCAATGTATTTTTCAATCTGTTCCACGTGAAACAATACCACTTTATTTACTCTTTTTCTACCAAACATAATCTTTCTCCTTATAAAATCTCGACTTCCTCAAACACCTTGAATATCTTCGGTGTCTGAATAGCCATCCAATCAATCATGGTTTCATTCACCGCCCATTCCTTTGTTCTAATGAGTTGAGACGATACGATACCACTTTCGTATAAAAACGCATGGACAATTTCATGACGTGCTATCATATTTACAAACTCCCTTTGGTCTTTTTGTCCGTATTCCAAAGGCGGACGCAATCCAATATGACATTCTTTAGTTGAATTATCACACCAACCGTTATGAAATTCGTAAAACTGAATATTTGTCGTATCTTCAAATATTATCTTCCATGTAGTACCTAGAATATCCACTTTCGTAATACTAGGGTCTCTTTGAATATAAATGTCCTTCATTACTTGACCTCGATAAAATCTTTTTTATTTTTTGATTTTGGTTTAGGTTTGTTATCTTCTGCTAAACATTTGAGACATTTTTCAGCAGGATTTTTAGTAATGATTTCATTGTACTTCTTACATTCATAATATGTTGTCTGTCTTAATCTGCGTTTGTGTTCGCAATCACCACATAAATAATTCATCTTTCATTCCCCCTTTATGGTTCTATTTTATATCATAGTATTGCTAGTGTCAATTAATATCTTTTTAAAATTTTTGGAATAAAAAAAAGCGCCCCATTTAGGGGCAATGTGCCAAATAAAATTATTCTAATAAAAATAAAAGAATTATCAGATGGGTTTAACCACCTACGAAAAACGTAAGGAAATAATACTTACCTGTAGGCTGTCGCAACCTACGAGTATATATTACCATGTCGTAGAGTGAATGTCAACAGTTTTTGTAAAATATTTTGAGAAAATTATGTTAGGATGGTAATAGTGGGGTGATGATGGATACTAATATTGGATAGTAAAATATTGCTTTTTATTTTTTGTGGGTGGTGAGGCGGTTAAAAAAGAGGGTAGGGGGTATCTGTCAGAATAGGGGTACCCCGTAGGAATATTCTCAACTTAAAAAAATTTTATCACTTCCAGATAAAAAAAATAACCTCAATCGAGGTTATTAAACTAATTCAATATACATTGGTGTATGTTCGGTTTTTTCATAAGCGATTATATCGCCCTCATGCGTGTACATTATTTCATAACCATAGTCATACAACACATATAATATCGTGTCTTTCCATTCTTTTTTTAATCTAATAGTATGATAGTTAAATATAACATCTACAATGTCTATCTCTCTACCTAATCTATCCCATATACAATCGCAATCTTCTTCCAGGATATAATATTCCCATTCGTTGGTATCTTCTACATATCCTTCAAATAAAATAAAATTATTCATATTTCTATCCCTCTCTTTATTCATACCAATATTGATACTCATTTCCATTATAATAGAAACCTTCTTTATTGTTTTCATCAGTGATGACTTGATTGTCAATCACTCTTCTTTCACCTACTTTTACACCTAGCATAAAAGCACCTAACATTAATAAACAAATAACAAATACAATCACATTTCTTTTCATTTTATATGACCTCCTTTTCTTTACACTTAAAACATAATAATAAATGTATATTCGTCGTCAATTTCATAAACTTTGATAACTCTAGCACAATTCAAGTGAGTATCAATATAAAGCTTTATATCTTGCGTACTCAAATTTTTTAACAATGTTTTTACATTGTTTTCCCCTAAACGCAATTTAATTTTAAATGTTGCATTTGGGTTATTTTTTTCGATTACATTACTCATATAATCGATAGAATTAAAACATACATTTTCGATAATATAATCGTAAAATAGAACGTGATTATCGTTCAATTCTCCTATCCATTGTCTTTCCATCTTTCTATCCTCTCTATTTTCTTCCTAATAAGCCTTTAAATAAACCATATAGGAATACACTTGTATAGTATATTATTTTACCAATCATATTTAGATTCCATTTCACTAATAATATTTTCTAACGCTTCATTTAAAAAATAACATCTTAAAGCCACGTCAATTCCCTCCGCTCCATGAGTTTTGATAAATATCATCAAAATCCATATCGTTTGATGTAGTTACTGTAATATACATATTTCTATATTTCCTTTCTTAGGGGTTTGCCCTTTCCTCGTCTATTATACTATCACGAATATTATGTAAAGTAAAGACATTTTTAGCAATTTGGTGCAAAAAATAAAAAAATCACTTAATTTACTGAAAACACTAGACATATAGGCTTAAAAGATATACAATATAAGAGAATTAAAGGAGGTGAAAAGAATGGACTTAATAAAAAAGGAGCTAAAAAATAAATATCCTAATTGTAGAATAAAATTAGAAATAATTTTAAAAACTCCACAAACTGTTATTTATCACTATATAATAAATAGCAACCCAGGCTATCAAGTAGCTACGGGGAGTGCTATGTTAAAAGATGGTAATATTACCATCAAACCACACTAAAAAAGAGAGGAAATATAAAAATGATAAGACAAAGTATTATCAATCGTATCAATAGATACGCTAAAAAAAGAGGGTTAGAAGTAACTGAAATAAAAGAAGTTGAAGTACATTACAATCGTGGTTATAAATTCAATAAAATTCAATTTATTACTAGTAGTGGTACTTCGTGGCTTTTTTGTGAAATGGATTGTAATAAAAGACATTGGTTTATCGTTTAGGAGGGTTTAAAAAATTGGATAAACACAAATTTGTTTCTTGTATGATACAAGATACTAAAGGTGACTATAGAAAAATGGTAGACTATTGCAAAGAGCACAAAAGGAAACCTCCAAAAATCATAGCGACATCACCGTGTCAAATGGGTTGTTTAAAATTTGAAGGCCAAAAATTCCTATGGTACTATGAGGACGACCTTTACGGACTTATGCCACTAGTAAGAGTTGATAAAGCGTACTAATGTACGCTCTTTTCTCATGATAATAAAATTTTCTCATACTGATAATAATTTATAAATCATCCTCCCAGGTTGTATCTGGGGGGATTTTTGTATGTGTGTTCAAGTCTGCATGGGTGCCCAAGTCTACATGGGTGTCTAAGTCTGCAAGTCTGCAAGTCTGCAAGTCTGCATGGGCGTCCAAGTCTACACCTGCAAGCAAGTCTGCAAAGTCCTCTAAGTCTACACCCCTCGAAGTCTGCAAGTCTGCAAGTCCTCTAGAAGCCTCATTTTCTTCGATTTGAGCGTTGTTTACGTTTGGGGTATCAATTACACCTACCTCTACTGTTTCGCTCTCTATGGGCTTAAATTCAGCGTCTATGACTATTCCTGGTGTGGAATTGATAATTCTTTCTTGTTCATCCAAGTCTATCACGTTTGACGACGACTTATGGACTACTTCTGTCTTGTCTTGCATACCAAACCAGTTCTTTCCTAAAAAGAAGTATAAAAGCGTATTAATTGAGCCTTGCATGGTCTTTTCAAGGATGAATTGATGGAATAATTCTTCTGCCCTTTTTAATGAGTTTGACAATGGGTTAGTGTTATCATTCTTCCATCTACCTATAGTATCAGAAGTAACCCCTAACCATAATGCCATAGCAGGTCTTGTGGGAGTCACCTTGTTTTCATCACAAAATTTAGCAAAAGCAAATATTTCACTATCAAGTGTATCTGCACTAGCATAACTCAATGGTCTACCATGTCTCTTTTCAAATGTACTTCCATGTTTCATAAGTTCAATAGAATTGCTCAAACTTAAATCTCCTTCTGGAAATACTTTATTGCTGTTAATACCTTTCTTTTGAGGCGCTAATTTTTTCATATTTTCTACTCTATCATCATATTCTGTATTTTGAGGTTTCAAAGCGTTTCTATGTAGTTTATCTCCTGCCATATTAACACTCCTTTCTGTTCTTCACTATTCTAACATTCAATTTTAAAAATCACAAGACTAGACGATAAGACAGGAGACACGTACTTATTTATATATTATAAAAAATATATTACATTTTTATACTGTGTATTATTATATATTATTATATATTTATTTATTATTTATTTAAGTATATAAAAAGATGTCTTATAGTCTAGTAATATAAAAAAGTCTATATATACCAATGGTTTCAAGCGAGACAGGACACATAGACTCATGTGCTAATAACCGTCTTGTTCCTGTGCTAGTCTCTTAATATTTCTTAACATTTCTTAACATAACTATATGTATCTATAGTCAACTGTACATAACTATATCTTACTAGCAATGTCTAAAGACTATGACAGCAAGACATCAAAATAAGACATGAACAAGACAGGACAAAAATTCTACCGTCATGGACATATGACGTAACATTACGACATAAAAAAGAGTACCGATATGGTACTCTATAACTCCAATTCGCATAGTGCTAGACACGTCACAATGATAACGATTAATGTGAATAATATGGTTACAAACAATGGTAGAAATAAGATAGTGTTATAACATAAATTCATTGTCCACATAAAAGCTGAAATAATCAATATGATGGACAAAACATAGACTATGCCCACTTTGGTATTATGACTGATTAAAACTTCCTCATAAAGTATTGAATATAATAAATCTAAATACAATTTAAAAGAACTCATCATGGAAATTAATGATATAATAATCATTAATACATCTTCATTAAACATTGAATTTAACCTCACAATCTATACGCTGACCAATCTATACGCTGACCAATCTATACGCTGACCACAATGAGGACAGTATTCACCTCTTACACTAATAGGCTTTTTGCAAGTAGGACAATGTGGTACTGAAAAATATTCTTTGCTGTAGTAAAGATATTCTTTAGGTGTTGCCTTGCCGACTAACTTTTTCAAATCGTCCATAGCTTCTACCATCTCATCATGTGTTGGTTCGTAGCCATCTTCTCTCTTTTCACCGCACATCAAGTGTAAAATTGTATCTATTACATCATATGCTTTTTTGTATTTCATCTTTATTCCTCCTCATTATTATCAACAAAATCAATTACTAATAGTGTAATACCTAAAATCAAGATAGGTGTTGTAATAATCATTAATACATCTAGATTAAACATTTCTCTCCACCTCCATATCTAAAATGATAATTTTACCAAAGCTATCAGATGTGACTTCTATTGCATCACATAGTCTTAAAATTTTTAATAATTCTTCCCTCAACAATTAATTTACCTATTTCATTATCTCTAACTTCAATTACATCACATAATTTTAAATTGAAGTGTAAGACTTTTAATAAGTTTTCTCTTGAGCCTTTTAAAAGTAAATCATACTCTTTTGTAAATATTCTAATTTGTTCAGCGTCTTTTTCACTTAAACTTTCTAGTGTATTTATTAAATTCATTTTTCATCCCTCCTTCATTTGACACCCTTATTGTACATCTATAGTCTAGATATGTCAATACTTTTCGGTATATTTTTTAAATTTGTTTAAAATGTCTAAAATGTCTTTACTTTAGTAGCTTTTTAGTGTAATATAGGTATCGTCAAAGGAGGAAATATAAAAATGGAAGAAAGAAAAGTATTAGTCACAAATGTCGCTAGACAATATATTAAAAAGCAAATGAATATCAAGGAGGAAGATTTTAAAGATTATTTAGAAATTGATTTATTCAAAGAAAGTATTGAATATAATAAATCTAAATACAATTTAAAAGAACTCATCATGGAAATTAATGATATGGATGACATTATCATCAATAGAAAAGGGTATGAAGTAGCTTTTCTAATTGAAAGTAATATTGATTTTAGATAGGAGGAAGATTAATGAAAAGAATGTCAATCAAAGAAGTGATGAATTATCTAGAGATAGGTCGAAGTACATTCTATATTTATCGTGACAAAGGTATGCCTGTGCATTATACTTTAAGTAAGCGCCCTCATTGTTTCAAGGAAGAAATTGACGAGTGGCTTCAAGATAAAGTGGATAACAGGAGGAAGTGATAATGCTAGAATATGCAAAAGCTTATGATAAATTGGGATGGGTCGTTATGCCTATCAAACCAAATGATAAAAGACCTATCATCAAGAATTGGTCGAAAATACAATCCAATGATGAAACATTGGACAAATTCAAAGATACCTCAAATATAGGTATCATCATGGGAGCGACAAGCAATCTTGTATGTATCGACGTGGATGTCAAAAATACAGATGGTGTAGCCACCCTAGAAAGATTAGAAGAACAGTTAGGAGAATTGCCCCAAACAGTTATGAGTGAAACCCCTAGCGGTGGTATTCACTATTATTTCAAATATGTCAAAGGAATTAGAAATAGAAAGAATGTTGGTGAGGGTATCGACATACAGGCGGATGGTACTCAAACAGTAGAAGCACCAAGTCAAATTGACGGTACTTATTATGAATGGGTGAACAGTCCATTTGAGTATGAAATAGCGGAACTACCTCAAAAATGGAAACAATATCTATGTGAAGAAGTAGATGAAGATACTTTGTTGCTTTCAAACAAGCCATTTGAAGCCCCTAGCGAGGTCGAAGAAGGTGGACGTAATAATACTCTAGCGAGTTATGTAGGGTCGCTATTAGGTAAAAAATTAAAGAAAGCAACTGTATTAAAAAAAGCTTTGAAGTATAACGAGGAGTCGTGTAATCCACCTCTTGATGAAGATGAAGTCAAGACGATTGTCGACTCTATGATTAAGACGGATAAGACAAATAAAGCAAATAATGTCGAAAAAAGTATCAATGAGTCAAAATTGGACTCTAGTAATGAAGATGATTTGAAAGTAGATTGGATTTCTTTTGACGAGACAGGAACAGTTAATATCAATGACAAGAAATTTGCAGAATGGTATGTCAAAAGAAATGAACTTTATTGTATCAATGATAGATTTTATACACGATATGGTCAAATTAGCGATAATGAGTTTAGAAACAACATTCATAATATCATAGGTGGTATTATTACAACTCGTTTGTCAGCTAAAGTAGAGTCTCTATTAGCAAGTGTCAAGAATGAAGCATTTACTAAACTAGACGCACCAGACAAGTATAAAGTACAGTTTGATAACATCAGCTTTGATGTTCGACATGGTAAGCTTGAAGAATGTGACACCTTTTTTACACTCCATCAGATACCGCACAACTATGATGCCAAAGCAGACTGTCCTAAATTCAAAAGGTTTATCAATAATCTTTTCTATGATGAAGATATTCCTGTTATTCAAGAGTATTTAGGGTATTGTCTAGTACCGAACACTCTTGCTCAAACAGCACTCTTTATTGTAGGAGAAGGTGGTGAAGGTAAATCAAGAATTACAATTCTAATGGAGCATATTATCGGCCATGACAATGTCGTTATCGGTGACTTCATTGGACTTCAAGATAAATTCTCTACAACTTCATTAGATAAACAAATGATGTTTATAGATGATGATTTATCGTTAGAAGCTTTAGATGATACGTCCAACTTCAAAAAGATTGTAACAGCTGAAACGACAATGGAAGTCGAACCAAAAGGAAAACCTAAATATAAGACTAAGCTTTATTCAAGGATATTATGTTGTGGAAACGGAGCTATACAATCGAAATTCGATAGAAGTGACGGTTTCTATAGAAGATTGTTGATTTCAAAAGTTAAACCTGTAAATTATGATAAGCCAGACAGAACCTTGTCAGACCAATTAGACCAAGAAATACCAGGTATCATTAATTGGCTTCTAGAAGGACTATGTAGAGTCGTTAGAAATGGTTTCATTATCGAACCATCCGTGCGTATGACACAAGAATTGCAATCGGTAAGAGATAGTAGTGATACTATCCAATTGTTCATGAGTGATGAGCAGTTCATTAAATATACGGGAGATAAAGACGATAAAGTGTCAATCAAACAGTTATATGACGCTTACGAAAATTGGTGTCAAGACAATAACTATTTGGTTATTCATAAGAACACATTTGGTAAGGTCATTAGAAAGACCTATAAAGCAAATTTGTCTAAAAAGATTATGAACCCTCAAAAAGTAAGCGATTTAATATCACAAGAAAAAGTGTATATCAATAAGAAGCAGGTAAGAGGGATTGTAGGAGTTCAATTAAAGAATTATAAGAAATCATTTACTGTAAGTGCATAAGGAGGAAAAGAAAATGACAGTAAGAGATATTTTAGAGATAATGGATGAAGGAATATTGCTTTATGTTAAAAACATAAATCAAAGGCATGAATGTATTTTATTACCAAAAAATATAGTACCATTTTGTTCAGATTTATTGTTAGATTTACCTGTTAAAAAGTTAAATGCAGGTGACTATGAACTTGAAGGTAACGCAATAGATTGGCGAAGTAATGGGTATCGAGGAAAAGTTATTGTATGTACAGTTGATAGAGAAGAGTAAAAATATTTTTACTCTTTTTTCATATATTTGTTGACATTATTAGAAATCTATAGTAATATATAGTCAAGGAAAGGAGATAACCAAAGGTTATCAAAGGAAATATAAAATGTTTGACACTTATCTAGAAAGAATAACAAATGAGGCTTATTACAATAATGAGCCAGACCAAAGAGTTTTAGAAGAAATTGAGGATGTAAAATATAGACTCGAAGATATAGAAGGAGATTTGACTTGTATGTCATATGAAGAAGGCATGTCTAACGATATGGAAGATGAATTTCAAGAACTTCAATGTCAAAGAGAAGAATTGAAAGAAAAATTAGAAAAATTAGAGGGGGTGGCTTATGGAAATTACTAGAGATAATTTAAAATATGCTTACGAGCATATGAAAAGAGAATGGGAGTTCTATTGGGAACAGTCCAAAGGAAATCCTAGATGGGTATGTAACCCTCAAATGGATATTCAAGAGGGAGATATGGTCTACGTTCAATTAGATGTGGGTTTCCCTCTTGAAATGTGCTTTGGACATTGGTGTTATGTTGTCAAAGATATGATAGGAAAATTTCTTGTTATTCCATCAACAAGTATCAAAGATGAGTGTCCTGCTCCAACTGAAATGGACATTCCTGTTATTATCAATGGAAGAAAAACAAAGTCTAGATTGAATTTTAGTGAAGTGAGAACTATAGACAAGCTACGAGTTGATACTCGTAAGTCTGTGGGTAAACCACAAGTCAGTCTTTGCTTTATCAAATACAAATTGAAAGAATTTATAGGAGGTTAGTTATGAGAGTTTTAAGCTTATTCAGCGGTATAGGTGCTTTTGAAAAAGCACTTGAAAATTTAGATATTGATTTTGAACTAGACCATTATTGTGAAATTGATGAACAAGCTTCATGTTCGTATTCAGCTATTCACAATGTAGATGAAGATATGAATTTAAAAGATGTTACATCAATAGACTATTCAAAATTAGGAAATATAGATTTGATTACCTATGGTTTTCCATGTCAAGATATAAGTCTTGCAGGAAAGCAACAGGGATTATTTGATAAAGATGGGAATATTACAAGAAGCGGTTTATTCTTCAATGCATTAGAAGTTATTGAGAAAACAAAACCTAAATTTGCTATTTTTGAAAATGTTAAGAATTTGACATCAAAGAAGTTTGCTAAAGAATTTGAAATTATTTTAAGTTCTTTAGACGAAGCAGGATATAATACTTATTACAAAGTATTAAATGCCAAAGACTACGGAACACCTCAAAATAGAGAAAGAGTATTCGGTATTTCTATTCGTAAAGATATAGATACGGGATTTGAATTTCCATCACCTGTACAATTAGAAACAAAATTTGAGGACTATTGTTCTCCATGCAATGAAGATACTTCTATGGATGATAAATGGCTTGAAAGAATTTCTAAATGGAAATCACATCAGAACCCATTGGATAAAGTAATGGGAACAAACAGTATTTGTGCTACTATCACTACAAGAATTGCTATTAGTGATGGTGGAGGTATAAATGCTTCCACCAAGTTATATAGTATGAAAATTTCAGAAGATATGAATTTAAGAGAAAATTTTAAAAATATGGACATTCATTATCTAAATACTCTTACCTGTTGGCAATTAATGGGATTTGATAATAAAGATTATGAATTGGCTAAAGCAAGTTTACATAAAAAATTCAATCCTACTTCAAACCAATTAAGAGGATTTTTATATAAACAGGCTGGAAATAGTATTGTAGTAAGTGTGATTGAAGCTATATTTGAAAGTTTAGCTGTTCAGTATCCATTTGATTTTGTACAAAGATGGGGTGAGGACTTATGAAAAAATATGAAAAAGTCCTGTCTACCATAGTAACATGGATGATGTTATTTTCTCTTATCTTTGTCAGTTACAAACATAGCAATCTAGTTGAAGATTATAATGATTTGACTACTAAATATAACAAAGTCGTAAAAGAAAAAAAGACAGTTGATACTATGTGTCATATACTGTTAAATCAAGAACCTTATGTAGTGCATGAAGTTAAAACTGTAGAATGTATAGGAGAGTTTAAAATCACTTATTATTGTGGTTGTGATATTTGTAATGGTGTATGGGGAAACATTACTTATAGAGGCACAATTCCTCGTCCTAAACATACGATAGCTGTAGACCCTAATGTAATACCACTTGACAGTAAAGTAATCATAGAAGGGATAGAATACACCGCAGAAGATACAGGAAATAAAATCATAGGTAATAAGATTGATATTTATGTATCTTCGCATGAAGAAGCTTTAGAAAAAGGAACTAAAACTTTAAAGGTATATAAGGAGGTGAACTAAAATGAAAGAAAAGATAAAAGAATTTTTAGAAGGATTTTTAGTTATTGATATATTGGTTTGTTTTTCATGGGCAATAGTTGAAATATTGATGTTCATACTTAAAATGATGGGAGTGATTTAGGATGGGTAAAGTGAATAAACAATGGATGAACCAAAGGGGTTTTGATGAATATCTAAAAGATGGTAATACTTTGATTTTCAAGGATGTAAATGATATTCAAGTAGGTGTTAGAAATAGTTATTATAGGTTTTATTACATTGTAGATACTGTAGGGAAGTATCATCTCAGAAGTACAAAATTCTATGATTGGGATAGTTTTAATACTTTTTATGAAGAATTTAAAGAATTAGTAATGACTTTAAAATGGAAGGATGATGATTTATGAAAGATGAACTTCATATTGTCCCAGATTTATGTGAAGATATTAAAACAAAATTAAAGGAGATGGATTAAAATGAATTATTGGGATGAATATCTTAATAATAAAATTAATATTTATGCTTCAATAGAACATGACTATTTGGAATATAGAGTGTATTTAGGACATGAAATGATAGGTAAATTTAATACACTCAATGAAGCATGGGCATTCGCAGATGTCTATATTGAAAGACTTTTAAGATTTAGAAAAACGCAAGAAAGTAAAGAGAAAGATGTTTTTAGAAACAAAGACGGTATTGTCACTCAACAAGACGCTCTTAAAGGAGGTGAAAGATAATTACAGTACAAGAAATGTTTGAAGAGCTAGGATATACCTCGCTAACGAAAAGTTTTATAGAAGGTGAATTAAGAACAATCTTGTATGAAAACCCAACAAACAAAGATTGGATTAAGTTCCATACGGAGAACCGACGATTTATTGAAATAAGTGGTAATGGAGTTTTCATTGGAGAACTTCAAGCAATCAACCAACAAGTAAAGGAATTAGGGTGGATAGAATGACAGCGTTTGAAATGTTCAAGGAATTAGGCTTTAGAAAAAATACATCAATTTGCTATGGAAAAGAACATATCGTTTATGAAAAAGCAATAGGCAATGAAGATGATGATAGCGGTTTTGATATATTCACAGTTGAATTTAAAGATAAAAAATTCACTTATCGCAACACATGGAATAGTGCTATCAAGACGGATGTAGCAATGTTAAGAGCTATCAATCAACAATGTAAAGAATTGGGGTGGATGTAATGGAAATGCAAGATATGGGAAATAATTTAATGGATTTTGTAAATTCTTATAGTTTTAAGGATAAAAAAGAAGTTTATACAAATGGAGCTGAATTGGTACCGATATTTAGAGTCAGACAAGCTTATGATTATCATTTTTTAAAATTAGAAAAAGCATTAGATAAAGCATGTAAAATTATGACTAATAGAGTAAATATTGATAGCGGAAACGGAAAGCCGACTATTGGTTTTACAGAAAAAGAATGGAAAGAATGGTTGATGAATAATGAAACTATTTAAACACCAAAAACAAATACTTCATTTACTTACAAATAATGACAAGAGGTGATATTAATGGAAAAAAGATATGGTAGATTAAAAATTATAAAAGATATGGGGATAATGATAAAAGAAGGAACGAAAAGTAAAAGACATTATTTTCTATGTAGATGTAATTGTGGAAAAGAAAAATTAGTTACTAAAACAGATTTAATATCTGGAAAAGTTCAAAGTTGTGGGTGTTATTTCAGAGAAAAATTAATAGAAAGAAATAGGAAGTATAACGATTACTTCCTATTTAATAATGTTGTATTTGTTAAATTTTCAAATGTTGATAGGTTTTTCATATGTGATAAAGAAGATTTAGAAATAGTTAAAAAATATTGTTGGCGAGAAGACAGACATGGGTATGCTCATACTAAAAACAAAAGAAAATCTTTATTTTTTCATAGGGCAATTATGAACCCTTCTGAAAAAGAAGAAATAGACCATATTTTTCCTGTAAAAAGTGGTGTGTGTGATAATAGAAGAAATAATTTAAGGATATGTAGTCATCAAGAAAATATGAATAATATGTCGATGTATAAAAATAATACTAGTGGTTATCATGGTGTTAGATATGACAAAGCAAGAAACAAATGGTATGTTTCAATTAGTTTAAAAGGTAGAAATAAATATTTGGGAAGAACTGAAACTTTAGATGAAGCAATTCAAATTAGAAAAGAAGCGGAAGTGAAATATCGTGGTAAAATTATTTAGTCATCAAAAAAAGATGGTAGAATTAGCTACGCAAAATAAAAGTTTTGCATTTTTTTGTGAGCAAGGAACTGGCAAAACTTTAGGAGTTCTTTGTCATTTATGTAACCTATTTATGGCTAGAGAAATAGAAAACGCTTTAGTTATATGCCCTGCTTCAACTAAAGGTTCATGGCATAGAGATATTGAAAAATTTCCAAAAAGAAAAAGAAAACATCTTAAAAATTTAGTTGTCGTATCTTATGATATGGTGTGGAGAAGAAAAGAGTACGAGAAAGCATGGGATTGTATCGTATTGGACGAGTCACATTGTATAGCACATAGAAATACCAAACGTACTAAATTTATTCATAAACTTAAAAATATGAGCAAATACAGATATATTATGACAGGTACACCTATGCATAATGGACACTATGAGGATTATTATTCTCAAATTGATTTTATTCTTCCTAATTATTTAGGAACTTATAATGAGTTTCTAGCACATCATACTGTACAAAGACAATTACCAGGTACTTATGTCAAGATAATAGTAAAATATAGAAATGTTCAAGAATTACTAGACAAAATAAGTGAAAAAGCGTATTATATAGATAAGAAGTCATGTCTTGATTTACCAGATATGTTACCTCCAAACATCATTGATTGTGAGTTAAAAGAAAAGAAAAAGTATAAAGAAGCTTTAGAAAACTTCATAGAAGAATTTGATATGAACATAGGAAATCCTATGTCGGTCATTGTGAAATTAAGACAGTTGTGTAGTGGATTTGTAATAGATGATTACAAAGAACTTCATGAACTAAAATGTGAGAAGATAAAAATGCTAGATGAACTTATTGACAGTTTAAATGGTAAATTGGTTATCTTTGCAGAGTTTACTTATTCTCTGTCTCAAATTCATAAGCTTCTAGAAAAGAAAAAAATCAAGTATGTAACATTGGATGGACAACAAAGAAATAAATCCATATGGAAAGATTTTCAAGAGGATGAGAGTATTCAAGCTATCGTATGTCAATATCGTTCAGCCAATGCAGGAATTGATTTGTTTGCTTCCAGCAATATGATTTTCTATGAACCCAATCAATCAAGTACAGTTATCGACCAAGCTATGGCACGTATACATAGAAATGGACAAACCAATAAATGTAGTTACCATTGGTTGATTACAAAAGATACTGTAGAAGAAGATATTTATGAAAGAGTATCTCGAGGTATGGACTTCAATGTTGACGCTTTAGATAATTTTAGACAAAGGATGTGATAGAATTGATAGAGAGAACGTTTAAGATACCATCATGGCATAGGCTTTATTCAGATTACTTTAGGTATCTGAATAATACTCAACAAGCTATTAAACTACTTAAAGAGTTTAGAAAAGAACAGGATATTCAATGTGAACTTATTCTCCCTTATACCGACAGTCGTACTCAAAAGCAATCTTTAAAGATTGCTACAACTAAAGACTATAGAAGAATAGCACATGACAAAAAGAAATTCGGTACGGATTTGAAGAAACCAGACAGTCAAGGATTCTATGGTATTCGTCTTAATTCTAAACTCTATCAATCGTGGTTAGATATATTGAAAGCCAATGATAATTTTAAAATTCTAGACGAGCCTAGAATAGCGGAATATATTGGTATCAATAATAAAGGTAAGGATTTAGGGAAATTTGAAAGAGAGTTTCTCGTAGATGATAAAGACCTTTATTTATCAATCAAATGTGAATATAAATTTATTGTAGTAGATGATTTTATTGAGATTGAGCCTTATAAATTTTATGAAATCAAAGAAGGTGAGATATTGTAATGAAAACAAACAAAGAAAATTTAGAATTGATAGAAGATTTCTATTCCTTATATCTTCGTTCGCCTCGCTATGACGAGTTTATAGCAATTGGTGGAGAAATGAAAAGAACGAGATACATGGCTTTTCTTATAGAGAATTATTTTGATGAATATAAAGCAAGAGAAGAAACGAGAGAAGTATATGACGTAAGAGGTAAAGTCATATTTACAGGAACTATCAAAGATATTGCTAATGAATTTGATGTAAAAGCAAGTTATCTCAAACAAGCAGAAGGTAGAGGAAATACCTTGAAAAGACAATATTGGATAAGAAAGAAACCATTCGATTTAGAATATTTTAAAAAGCATAGAAAGGATGTTTAATTATGGAAGAAAAATTGACTAAAAAAGATTTACAAAAACGTTGGGGGATTTGTGAAAGAACCCTTGACAGATGGAAAGATATGAAAGGGTTGCCTTATCATAAATTACCTGTAAACGGTAGAATTTATTTCAAGAAAGAGGAAGTGGAAGAATGGGAAAAGAAAATGATGGGTGGAAAAGTAGACTAGTAGCTTTCGACTTTGAAGTCACAGCCTATGATTGGTTATTATGTATCAAAGATAGACAAACAGGACAGTTCTATGATTTCCATAATGACCCGCAAGGTGTTGAGGATTTTATCAATGAACATGATTTTATCTATGTAGGATATAACAATAAACATTATGATAATTACATTCTCAAAGGTGTTTTAAATCATTATACACCAGATTATATTAAGGATATTAACGATTATATTATCGTTGAACAACAAGATGGATGGACATATCCATTCGACCAACCGTACATCAAAATACCACCTACAAGCGACCTCATGTTGGATATGCCTTTAAGACAATCTTTAAAGGAACTTGAAGGTAATATGTTAATGGATATTCAAGAGTCAACTGTAGATTTCAAAATAGACCATCCGTGGACTAAAGAGGAGTTTGACGAAATGCTATTCTATTGTCACCATGATGTCGACTCTACATCACGTTTAATTGACGAAAGAATGGACTATTTAGAGGCTAAAGTATTCAATGGTACAAGAGAAGGTTTGACACCAGAAGAGTCCTTATATCGAACAAATGGGCAGTTAGCGAGTATCTCTTTAGGTGCTGAAAGGTGCGAGTTTGATGATGAAAGAGATATTCAGTTCCCAGATACAGTAAATTGGGGCAATATTCCTAAAGAAGTAAAGGATTTCTTTTACCAAGCTTTTGATGAAAACATCCCTACGGAGGTACTTTTCAATAAGAAACTTAAAATTGATTTTTTAGGTTTGGAATGGGTATTTGCATGGGGCGGAGTTCATGCGAGTGTTCAAAATGAAATCATTGTAAATGAGAATGGGTATGTCCAAAAGATTGCGGATGTAACCTCCCTATATCCATCATTGATGGAAGAATATGGACTTACGAGCCGTGCAGTACCAGACCCTAATAAATTCTTCAATATGAAGAAAGAACGTATTGACGCTAAACACAGAGGTGACAAGAGAGTAGCAAATTCTCTTAAAGTACCTATCAATACAGTTTATGGTATCTCATTACAACAGTTTAGTGATTGTTATGACCCTAGAAATGGTCGTTCAGTATGTGTCACAGGACAGCTACTATTGACGGATTTATGTGTTGAGTTATGTAAGCAATGTAAGACGATTAGACTTACTAATGTAAATACAGATGGTGTCGCTTTTATCATTCATGAAAGCGAAATGGATATAGCCAATGCAGTTATGGATGAATGGCAAAAGAGAACACGTCTAGAATTAGAAATTGAGGGTATCAAGCGTTATATTATCAAGGACGTAAACAATTATATCCTTGAAAAAGAAGATGGTTCGTTGAAAGTAAAAGGTGCTTATGTGAGCGATTATAAGCCATCATTCAAACACAATTCATTTTCTATTGCAGCGAAAGCTATCATTGATTATTTCATCAATGATGTTCCCGTAGAAGATACAATTATGGCTTGTAATGACCCTTTCCAATTCCAACTTATTGGAAAAACAGGAAGTAAATATGATAAGACGGTCTATTATGTAAATGGTGAAGAAATAGAAGTACAAAGGGTAAATCGTATCTATGCAGTTAAAGATAAAACTCTAGGTGCAGTTAAAAAAGTAAAGAAAACATATTTGAGTAAAGAATTGGTTCAAGAAATAGAATTTGAAGAAACATGGGCGAGATACTATATCAATCAAAAAGGAAAGAAAAGCTATAAGAAAACATGGGAAACGGATGAAAAAGGAGATTTCTTTATTAGAAAAGATACAATTCAAAATTGTCCACCCCATGCACTTATAGACAATTCTTGTAAAATTACTATTGACACTATTGATAAAGAGTGGTATATTAATCTTGCAAAGAAAAGAATAAATGATTTTCTAGGCATTAAAGAAAATAAGAAAACAAAGGAGAAAAAGAAAATGGCAGTAGCTAAAACAAAATTAGAGCCAAGACCTGCTCTATATAAAAAGATTTTTGATTTAGGTCTATATTTAGCAAAACAACCTTACATTACAGATGGGTACAATGATGCACAAGGATATGAATACATTAAGTCATCTTACTATCGTAAAGTATTAGGACAAGGATGTAGAGAAGTTGGATTGATTTACAAATTATCTATTGTAAATAGATTATTCACACCTCTTGAAAAAACTAAAAATATGAACTTGATTACCATTCAAGGAAATATGAGTTTGATTGACCCAGATACAGGAGAACATGAAGATTATCCAATTATTGCAGAAGGTAGTGACAATTTGGATAAGGGTATTTACAAAGCTGAAACAATGGCTATCAAATACTTCGTATTAAATAATTTCTTGTTACCAGAAACGCAAGATGAAATCGACCCAGAGTCGGCTAAAGAAGATAGAAAAGCGGAAGAAAAACCTTTAAATGTAACAAAGGATGAGCCTAAAAAATCTAAACCTACACCTCCTCCAACTAAAGAAGAAAGAGAAGAAGCTAAACAAGAAGTCGTAAATGACGACCAACCAACTATGACTTATGTAGATGAAATGATTGATTTAATCAAAGCTTGTCAAGAAAAGAAACCAGGATATGGTGAAAAAACTTTAGTCAACCTTGAAAAATTCAAAAAAGGCGAAATGACTTTAACTAAAACAAAAGCAGTTTCTATGATGACAAAGATTGAAGAAAAGGCGGACGAGTTAGGGGTTGAATAACCCCCAACTCTCAAATGATTATGAGAAGATTATTTGTAAGTCAACCAATGCGTGGTAAAACGCAAGATGAAATTATAGAAGCAAGAGATAAAGCTATTGAAAGATTATCACGTAGATTAAATGAAGGTTTTGAAGTAGCTGAAAGTTATTTTACAGAAGATGAACCAAAAGATGTGAAGAATAGTGGTGTCTATTGGGTAGGTAAATCTTTAGAATTATTAAGTGAATGTGATTTAGTTTTATTTATAGGCGATTGGATGAATTATAGAGGATGTGTCATTGAGTATGATGTATGTATAAATTATGGCATAGAAATTATGGAAGATAGAGGATAAGAAAAATGTTAGATTGGAAATATAGCGAAGATGGGAAAAGAATTATTTTAGTAGATGGAGAGCCAAGAAGTAAATTAAAAGTTACAGGTACTCGTCTAGCAGGGATTTTAGGATTGAATAAATGGAATACTCCATTTCAAATGTGGTGTGAAATCACTAAATGTGCTAGACCTCCATTTGAAGATACGATTTATACTTTAGCTGGTAAAGCTATTGAACCAAAACAAATTAAATGGACCAAAGAACAAATTAGCGAAAACGTATTATCACCAGAAGAATTTTTCGGTAACAGATATAATGAAGTCAAATATGACTTCTATCCTAATGAAAAAATCTACGGTGGTATGTGGGACAGTAAACTCGTTCGTCCTAGCGGTAAGGTGTCAGATATTTTTGAATATAAGACTACCAAACGTGCAGAGGATTGGGTGGACAATCCACCTGTTTATTACTTATGTCAAGCATTAGAATATGCTTATTTAGAAGGTGCTAAAAGAGTACATTTAGTTGTATCATTCTTAAAAGATGATGATTATAACAATCCTCAAAACTTTGTAGTAGATGATAGCAATACTCAATTATTCACATATGACGTGAATAAAACTTATATCGATATTACAGACGGGGAAATCGTTGTTTTAGAAAAAGACGATAAAATTCCTGTAAATCATTTTAACATTAAAGGCTTGATTGAATTAGCCAATAAGTGGTATGATGAACATATCAAGACAGGTTTCAGTCCTGTATTTGATGAAGTGAAGGACAAAGAATATTTAGATATTTTAAGAACTTCAAAACCTCAAAATGATTTAGACGATAATGATTTAGTTGCTAAAGCAAATGAACTTATCGCTAAAATAGATACCATCAAAAAAGAAACAGGTTTAGCGGAATTAGAAAAACAATTAAAAGCTTGTGAAAATGGTATCAAAGAACAGTTATCTTCACAAATGGGAGATAACGATACAAAAGCAGTTTTAGGTAACTATACATTATCTAAAACAGTTGAAGAAGTTGTTTCTTATGATGTTGAAGCAATGGAACTTGACGGTGTATTAGACAAGTATGAAATTAAATCAACAAAAGAAACACTAACATTGAGAAAGAAAAAATAGAGAAAGAGAGATTAAAGATTATGGACACAATTCAATTAGTAGAAAGCGAATTCAAATTAGTACCTGCAGGAGAAGATGTAGTTTTAACAATTACAAGTGCGAAAGCAATGCCTAAAGCAAAACCTTCAAAAATCGAAGTAGTATTTACTCATGCAAATGGTGGTACAATCAAACAAACTTATGATTTAGTTAAAAAAACAAAGAAAACAGATAAAAACCCTATTGGTTTAGTATTATTCTCAATTTTAGCGAGAACAGCTTTAGGAAACAGTTCTTTAGAAGATTTCAGTTTATCAAAAGATTTACCAAAATTAATTGGTAAATCTATAGTATGTGAAGTCAAACATTCAGACCCTAAAGATAACGAAAAAGGTTATGTTTATGCAAACATCAAAAGAATTATTAGACTAGCAGATGAAGAAACTGTTGAGGAAGTAGAAGATGAAGAAGATGACCTTTAATAGGTCGCCTTTAGAGTCAAACATAGTCAAGAAGGTTGAAACATATATTAAAACCACGTTTAAAGAAAAAGCGTGGTTTTTAAATATCGGTGGTAACGCTTCGCAAAGAAGTGGAGTGCCAGATATAATAGTATGTATCAATGGAAGATTGATAGGTTTAGAACTTAAAAGAGAAGATGGAACAGGACGGCCAAGTAAACAACAGGAAATTGAATGTCGAAAGATAAACAATGCAGGTGGAATAGCAATCATTACAAATGATTTTGAACAAATAAAAAAATTGTTAAATGATGTTTACAACAATAAATATGTATGCTAGAATAATATATGTGAGAGGTCTTACCCATCACCTCTCACTCATTTATAATGGACACAATCATTAAATCAATTACTGCTTAAAAAGAAAAAGACTACATTATTTGTAGTCTTTTTTCATACACATTGCATACCTTAAAGCTTTTCCTTCTGGTGCGTCTTTATCGTTCAAGAACTTGTGAGCCATACGAACATAGGATGTTACGTTGTCTCCCAATACTTCACAATAATCACTGTATATCATATTCATAGCATAATTCCAATCGTATTCGTTGAAATCCCTAAAAGAGATACCATTGCTACGTGCGACAGAGTTTGTTTCTTCTACACTCCATTTAGGTGCTTTTGAGCCATCATCATTTACTATATCTTCTAGAATATCATCTAATGTTTCCTTATCGAAATGATAACCATTGATTAAAATGTATAGATTTGTTTTGATGTCACGATAGCGTTCTGGGTGTTCGGTTTTCATAATATCCATGACAATATCAAAGTCCTCCATCATCTTTTCGATTACTTGTGGATGACTCATGGCTTGTTGGTACATTTTCTTCATGCTCATAATTTACCCTCCTTCAACAGTTTAATGATTTCTTTATTCTGTTCTATTATCTTTTTAGATAACTGTCTGTTTTCAATCATTAAAGACATAATGTCATTATGAAGATTTTCTATGACTTCATCATTACTTGCTTGTTTATGAAGTTCATCATTGTTTTGTATTTGAATAATAAAAGAAACAAGAGTGATAGCGTCTAGAAAATCTAAATTTTCATTCATTATGCAATCTTCTTGATAATGATATTTGCATCTTGAACAGTTAAAGGTAAAGCGGAGTTGTTTCCTAAAGAGATGATATAAGAAGCTCCACAAGGCACTTGAACCAATGTGCTACCTCCTACACTACCTAAAGCATTTGCTGTAGCTACTGTATAGATACTTCTAGTTCCACCAATGATTTCACCATCTAGTTCTAAATCTAATGAAGCTTCACCTGTTGTAGCAGATGTGATGTTAGCACTATATTCTACCTCATAAATACCTGGTTTAGTTAAAGTGAATAAACCACTTCCTAAATCATGTGCTAACCATCCTTTACAAGCACATTGACAAGAACGTGTTCTTACTCTGTCTGTTGGAAATAATACATTTTGTCCTACGGCTACTGTTTGACTAGCCACTCCAATACTATTAATCATATAATTTTCTCCTTTCTAAAATAAAAAGAACAGTTCCTTTGAACCGTTCTTTTTAATGTTTAAATCCAAAGGTTTGATAAAACCTAATATCGCCATGCGACTAGATTATAAATTTGTTCCATTACATCCGCAACCATTACCGAAACAAGCACCACTATTATAAGTATAATATGGTGAGCAAGTAAGATATGCTGGTTTAGGTGTAGGTTGTAATGTACTGATAATGTTAGCTGATTGTGCTTGTTGAGATAATTGGAAATTAGCAGTTAATAATTCTCTATCTCTATCGGCTAATCTATCTCTTAATTCTTGCATTGTGTTAGCATTGATTAAGGCTCTAGTTGCTTCACCTTCAGCATGGATTGCTGTAGTGATTTCACAAGTGTTTTTATAATCTTGTGCTACTACGTTGTCAATCGCACGTTGAGTTGTACAGCAACATTCTTGTTGACTAGCTTGTAGGTTTTGCATACCTAATTGAGTAGTATAGCGACTTTCCAATACATCACGTTGAGTTTGACAAGCAGAGTTAGAAACGTTTTGGTTAGTATTAAAAATATCACGTTTAATGAACTCATCATCAAATAATGCGTCATTAGCGAAATTATTGTTACCCCAACCATTATTACAAAATAATAAGACTAAGATAACCCAAAACCATGCGCCAAAACCGTCACCGAAACCATCATTGTCTCTTTCAGCTAGATTGTAAGTAGGTTGAATACCCATTCCTCCGTCAGTCATAAGACATCTTCCTTTCTATAATATATTTATAACCACATTAGAATTTAATGTTGTTACCAAACATCTTTTTGGCTTGTTGTTTAGCCATTTCCATTTGTTGAGGTGTAACTCCCATTTGTTTCATGAAGTCATTGGGATTGACTCCATTATTCATCATTTGGCTTACTTGATTGAACATTTGAGGGTTACGTTGTTTTAACATATTCATGAGCATATTTTGAGGGTTCATCATACCTGCAATAGGATTTGAATTACCGCCCATGAAAGACTTTAAAGGGTTAGCCATTTGTTTTACCCCCTTTTCTTGCGTTTTGAGGAGTTTTTGGTTCACTAGGTACATTTTGTTGTACTTGTTGAGGTTCGCCTTGTAGCGCCTTTAAAATAGTGTCCATTTTAGCCTCTAGCATATCCATACGTTGTGTATCTGCACTTTCTACCTTTTCTTCTTTGATTTCTTCAAATTTGAATTTTTTAAACCCACCATCCATGTTCTTCATATAGAAGATAGGATTATTGTTATCAAATAAAATCAAAGGTAGATTGTTGTTTGCAATATTTCTAGCTTGTTCTTCTCCATCCACCCATTTACCGTTGAAATCGAAATTTGATGTGGGTGAATTTGATGGCATATTATTGATATTAATATTAGGAACGCTCATTTGTTGTAAAGATTGAATTTGTTGGTCTATCAATGCTTTTTGTTGCATGAGCGAGTCCATACGAGATTGCACGGGATTATAATAGTTGTTCATAACTCATCCCTCCTTACAGTTTCAACTTTACTCCTTTTAAATCTCAAATATAGTATAATTTAAGTATCATTACAAAATAAAAACGACTTATTTTAAAGTCGCTTTCTCTATAAACTTCTTCAATCTTCTAATAACTGTAACACCTTGAATATCTAGTATATCTGCTACATCATCTTTTGAATTTGAAATATAAAGATAAACTGTTTCAGATACTTTCAAACTTAATCCATGCTTCAAACAAATATCTTCTACGTGTTCCTCACTTAAATCATCACCTAATATATCAATGACTTGTTCTCTCAATTTCTTCTTTACAAAAGGTTTAGGAACTTCTTGATTATCAATCAGTTCCTGTATCGCATTTAACACATAGGATAGATACACTCCAAAAAGAGGTGTAGCGAATAATGAAACATCTAAAGGAATAATACCTTTAATCAAGAAATAAAATATCACTAATGTAATCAATGTACATTTAGATAAGCTATCCGCATGGTATGATTTACCAAATACCATTCTATTTATTTGAAAACTGAAAAATATAAATAAAAACTCAATAGTTCGGTCGTTCAACCACGCTATTGAGTAAACTAACAAGAATTGTAGCATTTGAGTTACAATCACGAATATCGTAAACATCACTTTCTCACGTTTACCCATCTTAATCGTCTCCTTTATTTTTTAAATAATTTTTTGAACGCTTTTTCCATAGCTTTGTGACTAGGGAAGAAGAAATAACTTGGGAATACCATAAATCTATACCTCCTAATAATTGAAATAAATATGTAATAACTAACATTATATAATAATCTATCATCAATAATGTAGTTGTTACAACACCTGTCAATTCAATCATACCTACATTTCTAATAAATATAGATATGAATTGATAAACGATATTTAATAAATTATAACATATAATTCTTTTTATACTTTTATTATCTATAATGTAAGACATCAACAATAATAAAACAAAATCAATAAAAGGATTGTTAATATAATATTTACTAAATATTAATAGGATGTTTAAAGGTATAAATTTCAAACTCCATATAACCATATCCGTAGGTTTCGTTTTGGTGGCGACACCTAAAATAAAGAAATTATTTATAGATAAAAATATCAAACTGTATAAGAATGATAAAATATAATTATTCATTATAATTTCATCTAATTCTTGTAATATTGGTATGCTCGTGTTCAAGTCAAACCATTCTACACCGAATAACTTAAACACGATACATACTACTAACATAATGATACACGTTCTTAAAGAACGCTCATATAATATTTTGTTTTTCATAACAATTACCCATCTTTCTTTTAATTTATACTCCCATTAAAGCCCTGATGGTATTCTTACCAGCTACACCATCTGCCGTTAAACCTTTAGCCTTTTGGAATTGAATAACAGCTAATCTAGTATTGTCACCAAAAATGGCATCAGTTTTACCAGGATTGAAACCATAACAGTATAAAGCGACTTGCACCGCTCTTACCATTTCTTGACATTCTCCTAATTTCACATAATGTTTTCCTAAAGCATTGATAGTTTTAGCTCCGCATGAACCATCTACTTTTAAATTAGAATGGTAATCATGGTTCATAGCACATTGGAAACATCTAACGATATTAGCCTTTGTATTTCTACCATTAATACCGTCAACTGTAATAGCGTGTCCGCTCATATTGATAGTATGTTGTTGACCTTGTGCAATCAAACTATTTGAAGTTGTTGTGCTAGGTTTGGTTGTCGGTTGAGTTGAAATAGCGTCACTAAATCTAAAGTGATAATCCCAACCACCTTTGTAGTTGTAATAACTTCTAATGCAAATTTCTTTACCTGTTTGGTCTCCATGTTTACCACCTGTAGTAGTTCCTTTTTCATTGATAGATGCGTGGACGATATTGTTTGCATCCGTACACATAACAACATGATGTCCTTCTTTTAAGAAAATGTCACCACGTTTACGAGTACCACCAACTGAAACAGTTTTGAAACCACAAGCTAATAATTGTTCTCTTAATGTTCTAGTAGTAGATGATTTCTTAATATTAAATCCTGCTTGATTTAAAGCAGTACCTACTAAAGAGGAGCAATCATAATCAATCCCACCATTGCGGTGAGCTTGGTCGTAACCATGACTATCATCTTTTGCTACGGTAATCATAAACGATACCGCTTTTTCAATATTACCCATATTTTTCCTCCTATGATTTATTGTAGGTATTTGTGCTAACACCTAGTAACACACCTAAAAATGTATCTACAGCCGTGATAGTACCTACGATTTGTTCACCGTATGGTAAATTCCAGATACCCGCTAAAGCAAAGTATAGAGTACCACAAGCAGGTAATACATATTGAGCGATATATTTTAGAATATCGTATGTCTTATTACTTAATTTTAACATATAATACCCCCTTTCTATATTTGTATCATAGCACTAAAAAAAGTCCATGTAAAGGACTCTTTTTATTTAACTATAGAAATAACATCTTTTTTAATACTTTCGACATCATTTCTAATATCATTTACATCATCTTCTACTTCGTCTATTCTTTCATGAAGCTTTTTGTGTGCGTCATGATTATGGACTTTAAATTCATCTAAATCACGTTCCATACGTTTAAGACGAGTAATCAATTCAGTAATAGTCGAATTAAGTTTGATGATGGGGGTACCGACTGTTAGGAACAATCCTATTATGGTGCCAAGAGCAATAACTACCATCCAGAAAATACTGTATTCATCCATTAAGCGCATCCCCCTTGAGAAGATTATATCATAAATGATACTTAATTGCCACTAATAATTTCATTATATTGCGATTCCGTAATATATCCTGCTTTTGTAAAAATTATTAAGTCCTCTTTGTGATAGATTCCTAAATCATAGTATTTTTTAATCATATCGTACATTATTGAACACCTGCCTTTAACTTCGCAATTTCTAACATAAGTTGGGCATTGATAAGCTCTTGCTCAGTAGGTTGTGGTGTAGGTTTAGGAAACAATTCAACCTTTTCATCATCACTTAAATCCCTAATTTTGCCATCAACAAGTCTATAGTTAGGGTGAAACTGCTCATCATACGTTGGTTTTCCATATTTTTCTTTAAGATATAGAGGTTGGCAGTGTCCATAAACATTTCCACTTCCAGAGTCAATTTTTATGTACCCCAATTTTTCTAATTCTTCCACTGTATGAAAAGCAGTACCTTCTACTGATGTTATACAATAATTTTCATCCAATTTAACATACACATCATATAAACATTCTTGCATTTTATTACACCTCCATGTAGTACCAATATCTATCATTTTCTTTAATGTGTTCTCTAACAATAATACTAAATTTTCTCCATATGCGTGGATTGTTGAAATATTCACTCGCTTCTTT